AAGATTCAGGCCGGCATCGACCAAGCGAACCGCGTCGGTGGCATCGTCGCATGAGGTGGTAGATGGCTCTCACATGGATCGAAGACAGCAGCTCGAGGTCGTCAACGATCTTCCGTCTCGGGCGGAAGGACGCGAGCACCCGTACCCGCGTTTTCAACGTCTTCGGCACCACCAACGAAGACGTGCTCCATGCCGACGCCAACCAAAGGATCTCCGCTCAGTATCAGTACTGGCAGTACCCCGGCCAGCCGACGGTCAAGCTGCGGGCCGAGTCCTACAGCGTCGAGTACCAAGGCGACGACTCGTGGAAGGTCACGATCAACTACGAGAAGATCGGGGCCGACGATTCGACGCAGACGGCACCGCTCAAGCGGGCACGCTCTTTCGACACCTCGGGCGGCACGAAGCACGTCACCGAGTCGGTGACCGGGGCCGACAAGGCAGCGTATGCCGCCGGAGGCACGACGCCGACTTCGATGGGCGGGGCGATCGGCGTCGATGACAACGGAGTAAACGGTGTCGATGTCGTAGATCCGGCTCTTCAGTGGCAGGAGTCCTACGACGTTCCATCCAACTACGTCACGTCGGCGTACATCCGCAATCTGGCGATTCTTACCGGCACTGTGAACGAGGCAGCCTTCCGCGGGTTTGCCGCCGGCGAGGTGCTATTCGTCGGTGCTTCCGGCAGCCACGAGTGGGATGACCAGCGAGGATACGGCCCGTGGTCGCTCTCGTTCAAGTTCGTGGCGTCACCAAATGCCGGAGCGGGGAAGACGCTGCCGGCGTTGACCGTTGACACCATCACCGGGATCGAGAAGGGCGGCCACGACTACCTCTGGATTCAGTTCGCCAAGATCGAGGACTCCGCGAAGGCGCAGATGGCCCGCCGGCCGTTCGCCGTCTACGTGGACAAGGTCTACAAGGACGGGGACTTCTCACTGCTTGGGATCGGAGTCGCATGAGCGAAGGACGAATCCAACCCGGTCCGGTGCGAGGGCAGCTATCCGCCCGTGCGTGGAACCGCGCTCAGGACGCCGCAGACATCGTCCTGGGGCAGCGATCCGACGGCACGGCTGCGGGCCCGTCCGACGGCCCCAAGCCGTACACCGCGATCCTGGCGAAGAACAACACCACCGGCACCGTCAACCGCTGGGGCGTCCTCTCCGTCGCCGGCGTTGTGTTCACGCCCTCGGGTGCGACCGGCAACGCGACGCAGCAGTTCCAAGATCAGCCGGTCTTGAGCGGCGGCCTGCCGACTGGCGGGTCGTCATTCGTGGTTGCGGTCGAGCCGATCGCGGCCGGGAAGATCGGGCGAGTCGCGGTCGCTGGCGTCGTTCAAGCCAAGATCAACGTCGTCGCCGAGTCCGACACGTTCGCCACGGCGAAGGACGGCGACTTGACGCAGCTCACCTCGGCGTCGAGCGGCGAAGCTCAGATTCTCTGGAAAGAGTCCGGCACCGGGGCGAGCAAGTGGGCCATCGTGCGGTTCGGCGGGGCTGGCGGGGCGTCGATCCGGCTCGGGAAGGTCACGGGCACGTGGTCGAAGAACGCCACGGCGAGCGTGACGCATTGGAAGGGCGACGGCTCGCAGGCTGTCACCGGGACCAGCGGGCCGGCGACGTTTACCGCGATCAACCGGGCGCAGACCGTGACGGGGCCGACCGGCGGGTATTGGGTCGGATGCGAGAGCATCGACGGGACGTGGCACCTTGAATGGGCGGAGTGCGTGTAATGCTGCTTGGGGGAAAAGGCGGCTGCCAGCAATGCACGTGCGTGCCGTGCGACGCATGCACCCGCACATGCACCGAGCCGCACACCGGCACCGCGTTTGAGCCTGTCTACACCCGCTTCTTTGAAGGTGTTGAGGTGGGCAATCCAACCGACGGCTACCTATCAGCGTCGGGTGATTCAGACACGTCCGACCCGTACGACGGGATGGACGGTACCGGCCCGTGGTTTCAGCAGGTCGGCGGCGGTTTCAGCGACGGCGGCAGCTACGGCGGTGGGACGCGGTTCCCCTGCACGTATCGGTTTTCTTTCTGGCGCAGCAGCTACACGCTTGGAACGGCGACGATCCCGCCGGCATCAACGGCTCTCACCGAAAACGTCATCACGGTGACCGTGTCTACAGGCGCAGTGGTGTTTCCCGATGGCCGAGTCATTACTTCGGCGGATGGCGCGGTAACGCTTACATCGGTGCCGCTGGTGTCGGGCGGCGCATTGGCGGCCGATCCCAGGACCAACGACGGCACGGTGTCATTCGCTTTGCAGTGCCAGAACACCGAAACGACGTTCAGCGTGCAGGCGAGAATTGAGTGGAACACGCAGAAGCGGCAGCACGTTCTCTATGGGATCGTGCGGGAGTGCTATGAGGACGGGACGCCGTGCGCGACGGTGTGCAGTGGGAGTCCGCCGCCGGAAACAATCTATCTCACTATCAAGAACGTATCTCTCAGCGACGGAGTCACTCTTGATGGGTTTGCGGGAACGTACGCAATGCACCGTATCCCAAACTTTTGTGAGACTTATGCTTCAGAGACTTCGGCAGGATGTACTGGTTCTGGCCTCGCGTTTGATTATGTGTACGCAACGTGGACAGCGATAAACGGCAGTAGTCCGTATGGCGTAAACCGTCCTGCAACTAAATCAGGGCAGACGCTGTGCTCTCGCGTGACCTTTAGTTGGTACAACGCAACCCCGGTTCCGATTTGCGGGACTGGTTCAATTAAGTCAGGGTCATCGGGCGCGGTGACAGTCATCAATCCTTCCTTTTCTGCTACTGGCACGTTCGACTGGGAGATCAGCGCATGACCCGCTGCGACCTCTCCGCCCCCGACGCGACCTGCCCCCGCTGCGGCTTCGTGTCGAAGTTCCGCAACGCGATCCGCCAATGCCGCAAGCCGCTGCCGACGACCTGCGGCCCCGGCTGCCAACTCCGCCGGACGCTCGCATGGTTCGTGCGTGACGACGGGAAGTGCGGCTGCACGGAGTACGCGGCGGAAATGGACCGGGACGGCCCCGACGGCTGCGAAGCCCGGATTGGCGAGATCGTCGCCCACCTCGTCGAGCAGGCCGCGAAGAAGTCGGTCTTGCTGGGTGCCGTGCCGTCGGCCGCCATCCTTGTCGTTGTCCAAAGGGCGATTGAAGCCGCCAGGGCGGAAGCCGCCGCCGCCACACCCCCGCCGGGGTGACCGTCCCCACCGTCACGATTGACCGCGGAGGCGAGCATGGCGAAGCGATCCTGCACGGTCCACATCGGCCAGAAGAAGTGGAAGATTCGCATCTGCAAGGTGCCGGCCGACCGGCTCGGCGACTGCAACGACGAGACGGGCACGATCCGCGTCTCGGAGAAGTTGGTGGGCGTGGACTTCGTTGAAGTCTTGCTGCACGAGCTGATCCACGCTCGGTGGTGGTGTCTCGACGAGGGTGAGGTGACGGAGTTCGCGGAAGAGGCGTCGGCCGTTCTTGAGGCGTTCGGGGTGACCCGCGAGGAGGACGAGGATGGCTAGACGCCGCACCTATGACGGTGACGAGATCACGCCAATTGTCCGCCGGATCGTCGAGGCACACCCGGACGCGCCGGCGCGGACGCTCGCCCGCCGGATCGTCGCCGAGACGAACGGGGCACTGACCCTTGAGCAGGCGAGGACGCGGGTGCGGATCGCCCTGGGGCTTACCGGAGATGCGAAGCGGAAGGAGTCGAAGACGAAGCACCTGCACCGCGACCCGCGGCCGGCCGGCCAGAGGCTGGCCATGCCGCCTTCGCAGGCCGAGCCGTGGCTGCCGTTCGACCTCGGGATCGTCGGCAAGGTCGGCATCCTGTCCGACATCCACGTGCCGTACCACGACGAGACGGCGCTCCGGGCCGCTGTCGATCACCTCCAGGGCGAGAAGATCGACGCGCTGCTGCTGAACGGCGACTGGGCCGACTTCTACTCGATCAGCAGGCACGAAAAGAATCCCAAGCTGCGCAACTTCCGCAACGAGCTGGCTGCCGGCCGCGATCTGTTGAAGTGGATTCGCCAAGAGTTTCCCGACATGCGGATCGTGGCGAAACTCGGGAACCACGAAGAGCGTTGGGAAAAGTGGCTGTGGGAACACGCCCCGGAGATTTCCGACGACCCGATTATGGGCATCGACAACTGGTACGGATTCCACAATCTCGGCATCGAACTGGTGGCCGACAAGCGAATCATCCTCTGCGGTGCGTTGCCGGTGCTGCACGGGCACGAAAAAGGCAACGGGATCAGCTCGCCGGTGAATCAAGCCCGCGGGGCGTTCATGCGGTTGCATCACACGGTGCTCGAGGGCCACGGGCACCGCACCAGCACACACTCCGAGCCTGACATGATGGGATCGGAGACGGTGTGCTTCTCGACGGGCTGCTTGTGTGACATGCGGCCGGCTTACGCACGGCTCAACAAGTGGAACCACGGCGCTGCGGTGGTGGCGGTCCACGCCGACCGCTCGTTTGACGTTGAGAACTTCCGCATCCAGGCGGGCCGCGTGAGGCAATCGTGACAGACGCCGACCTCGTTACGATCGACCAACGCATCCAGAGGGCCGGTGCGGCCAACTGCTGGACGGGCACACTCGGCAGCCTCGCCGGCGATGCTCGGCGGCTGGTGCGACACATTCAGGAGACGCGGCGAATGGCAGAGGAATACCCGGTGGATCACATTCTGCGAGGCGAGCGGGAACTGAAGCACTACCCCGGCGACGAGGTCGAACCGGAGGCGACGTTGATCGAGGAGCCGGAAGGGCCGCCGGTGGCCGTGCAGCTTCTCGACACGGCGCGGGCCGCGGTGCTCGATCGGCACCGGGTGTACGGCCCGCCCCAGGAGCATTTCGCCCGCACCGTCGGAATGGTCAACAGCCTGTTCGCCTCAGTGTTGAAACGGCCGCTGACAACGTCCGATTGGGCTCGGATCATGCTGCTCGACAAGCTCGCCCGCGACCTGGGGCCGCGCCCCCACCCGGACAACGCTGTCGATCTCGCCGGCTACGCGGCGTGTCTCGCCGAGTGCAATGCGTCCGCACCCCCTGCGGACCGCGCCACGTGAGCCGTAGCGTGGTGGGAGGTGACGCATGATCTCACGGCCGACGCACTGGCGGACCGGACCCAACGGCCGGGAAGCGGTGGCATCCGCCGGGGACTTCGTGTCGCTCGAGCGACTGCTGACAGCCGGCGAGAAGTCAGGCCGCATTACTTCCCGACCGGAACGAACGGACCGCGAGATCGAGGTGATCGCCTACCGGCTCGGCTGGACGGTGGCCGAAGTCCGGCGGGCGATAGCACGAGGGCACACGGAGATCTTCGATGCCTGACTCTCTCGACGGGATTGTATCCACGACCACGAGCCTGACGCAGACGCAGACCGGCACCGTCGGCAGCTCGACGCGGGCCGTCTCGGTGTCGTCCGCCATGCCGCTCAACAGCGTCTCCGGGCCGATCGCCGATCAGCTGTGGGTGTCCAATCGCTCGTTGGCGGTCGGCGCGTCCGAGACGCTCGATTTGCTCTCGCTCGCCGACACCATCCAGGGCGCGACCGGCATCCAGACCATGCGTCAGGTTCGCCTCGTGCGGATCGCAAACAGCGAAACGGTCACCGGCCCGCGGATCGTCGTCGGCCCCTCGGGCACGAACGGCTGGGGCCGTGTCGCCGGCGAGGTGGGGCCGGGCGGCGAGCTGCTCGGCGTCCAGCAGACGCACGCCTGGGGCGTTACAAGCACGGAGCGTGCGGTGACGATCCGCGCCACCGGGCCGACCGGCTCCGTCGCCTATTCGATCGTGATCGCCGGCACCGCCACCACCGGACCCTCGGGGTACTGACATGACGCCAGACCAGCTTCAATCCGCCGTCCTCGCTCTGATCGCCGGCGCTCGGCTGAAGTCGGCCGGCGGGCTCACCGTCTCGGAGTTCGGCTCGCTGACCGTCGAGGTCATCCGCCTGGCGGTGGCCGGGCTGGACACGATCACGACCCTCGACGGGCCAGGAAAGAAGGCGTGGACGTTGTCGTGCGTCGGGACGCTGTTCGACGCCGTCGCCGATAGCTGCGTCCCGTTCGTCGCCCGGCCGGTCTGGTGGGTGATCCGACCGGCCGTTCGCACGCTGGTTCTCTCGGCTGCCGGCGGGGCGCTCGAGCAGATCCTCGTCTTGACCCGCGCCGCTGCCCCGGAGCCCGTCGCATGACGACCGCCCTCCTCCTGGCCGCCGCCGCGGTGGCCTACCTTCTCTGGACCCGCCCAGCGGTCGCGCCCGCGCTGCCGCCACTGCCGCCACTTTTGCCCATCATCCCGCCCGGCATCACGCCGTTGGGGATGCCAGGGGCAGCGGCAGGAGGCGGCGGCCCGCACCCGCTCACGCTGCTGGCGATCCTCGCCGCCGGGGCGATGGTGGCTTTCGCAATTCGGGAAACGCGAACGACGCCCGCCCCAGCCCCCGGCCCCGCCCCTGTCGTCGGGCTTGACCTTCGCGGCCGGTTCGTCGGGCCGGACGCCAGCCAGGACGCCGCGACGACTGCCGCCTTGCTCGAGGAGTTGGCCGGGCAGATCGAGTGGGACGGCTCGCAGACCGAGCCGCGGCTTAAGACCGGGGCCGCGTTCGACGATCTGCGCCGGGCCGCCCGCGAGCTGCGGACGCGGGGCGTGTCGCTCGGGGCTCGGCAGCCTGCCGTCCGCGACGAGATCAAGCGCTTCCTCGACGCCGAGGCCGGGACGGAGGGCGGGCCGGTCAATGCTGCCAGCCGGGCGAAGTGGGTGAAGGCGTACCGGGCCGTCGCCCAGGCCGCGGCGGAGGCGACCCGATGACCGCCCGTCAACGCACCGTCTGGACATGGTCCGCCGTCGGCTTCGTGATCTTCGCGGCGATCGTCGGCGCGCTCGTCGAGCGGGCCACGCACCGGCTCGCCGCCGGGGTCGAGAGCCGGTTCGGCTATCAGCCGAATCCAGACGGGACGAGAGAGTTCCTTCGGGAGCTGGACCGCCCGACGTTTGCCGCCGCCGCAGGCGAAGCGATGGCCGAGGCGAAGGGTGTCGATACGTTCCTATTCCGCCACACGCAGAAGGCTCACCAGTCGTTCTACGGGATCCCGTGGAAGTCGTGGGACCAGGGCAACCACGGCGCGTGCGTCTCGTTCGCCTTCGGGCTCGGGAGCTATGCGGCTCAATCGGTGGACTTCGTCGAGGGTCGGATGGCCCGCCCGCCCCCGGAAGTGGCGACGGAGCCGATCTACGGCGGAAGCCGGACAGCCGCGCGGCTGCCGCCGATCGGCCGCAACACCGGCGGGGACGGCTCCTACGGTGGCGCTGCCGCCCGATGGATCTCGGGGAAGTGCAAAGACGCGACCCTCGGCGGCATCCTCTATCGGGAACGGTACGGCGATGTCGATCTCACGACCTACTCCATCCCGCGATCCATCGAGTGGGGCCGGGACGGTGTGCCGATCGCTCTCGCCCGCGAAGCGAACAAGATCAAGGCCGTGGCCGTCGCACAGGTCAACACCTGGGACGAGCTGTGTGCGGCGATCGAGCGAGGCTCGCCGGTCGTCCTCTGCTCAAACGTGGGCTACGGCCGGGCCGACAACACCATGCCCGTCCGCGATTCGGACGGCTTCCTGCCCCGCGGGAAGGCGTGGTCGCACGCGATGCTCTGCTGGGCCGTTCGCCATGCGAAGAACGGCTCTCCGCGCGACGGTGGACTGATCCAAAACTCTTGGTCGGAGAACTGGTGCAAGGGGCCGAAGTGGCCGTCGGACCAGCCCGACGGGAGCTTCTGGGCCAGCCGCGAGAACATCCAAGCCGCGCTCGACCAGGGCGACTGCTTCGCAATCGGTGGCGTCGATGGCTTCAAGTGGCGCGTGCTCGACAACGGACAGTGGTTCGAGCCCGCCCCTGCCGCCGCCCGCCCGCAAACCGCCCGACTGATCGCTGACACGTTCTCCCTCGCCCCGTGAGGCCGCCATGATCCTCGACCGCAAGCTCGTCGCCGTCGTCCTCGTCGCCCTCGCCGTCGGCTGGTGGCTCGGCTCCTCGCCGTCGAGCCCGATCAACCCGACGCCCCAGCGGCCGGTCCTCGCCGCCGTCGGCCGGCTGGCCCGGATCGCCGCGCGGCTCGGCTTGTGGGCCGCGATGGCCGCAGAGCCGCCGCCGCAGGCCGACGGCCGGCAGCTTGTCCACGCGCCGGCGGTTGATGCCGAGGGGCATCGTGTCGTTGACCACGGGGAGGGCTGGTGATGAAGTCGGCTCTGAAGAAACGGCGAGCACCCGCCAAGAGGGCAGCAGCCGCCACTCGAGCGATGTACGCCGTTATGTACGACGCCAACGATCGGTCTGCCGCAATGGAACGGCGTGCAGGCTGGGTGGGATTGGCCGCTACGGTCGGATGGGCACTTGCCGCCTACTTGTTTTTGAGGCACCGATGACCCTCTACCGATCCCTCCTCGCCTTCCTAGCCAGCCTCTCCGCCGACCCGGCTGAGATCGACCGCGAGCCGCCACGCGCCGCCGCGGCCGTCTCCGCGGCTTACGCCTCGCTCGCCCCCGACGCGGCCCCGACGCCGCCACCGGCTCCGGCGAAGTGTGGGTGCGGGGGGAAGTGCAGCAACGGCATCTATCGACCGGACGGCCGGATCGAGATGAAGTGCGAAGCCAACTGCCCGTGCGGGTGCCGCAAAAGCTCCGCCCCCGGTCGCTGACCGCCAATGCCCGCGGGCTGGCGTCGCGCCGGGGGCGGGGTCTTCAAGCTATTCCTCCTCCGGCACGAACTCGGCCTCCTCGCCGAGATCGAGGGCGGGCAGGTAGTCGAGGGCGGAGCGGGTCTGCGTGATCGCTGGATCGAGGTAGTGGCCTCTCGTCATCGCCGGATCGGAATGGCCCAGGTGCGCCGTCGCATCCCCGCCGCCGAGCTGCACGTACGACGCACTCGCCTTGCGGATGGCGTGGAAGGCTCGGTAGGGCACGCCGGCCGTCCGGCACAGAATCCGCATCGATGGGTAGATACTGGTCGGCTGCCGATCCCAAGGCCAGACGAGATCGTCGGGACTGCGGCGGTGCTCCTCGAGCTGCTGACAGAGATCGGCCGGCAGAGCGTGCGAGATGTCCGCGGCCCCGCCCTTGCGCGTCGCCGCAACGAACAGCACCCGCCGATTCTCAAGATCAACGTCCCGCCATCGAAGCTGCATCAACTCGCCGATCCGCGATCCGCAGCACCAAGCCGAGTAGAGGATCGTTGACCACCACCAGGCCGACGGCAGGCCGCAGATCGTCCCGCGACGCTTGCGGGCCTGCATGATGATCCTGGCAACGTCCGTTGCCGTGTACGCCTTCGGCGTCCGGTGAATGCGCTTCTGCCGGGCGAGCGCCGGCCATTCGCCCTCGTGGATCTTTTTCCGGCAAGACCAGTTCCACAGCGCGAGAATCTGGCTGCGATCCTTGGCGACCGACTCTGGGCTGATCGGCTTCTTTCCGCGAGTGTTGGTGGCTCGCCACCGCAGGAACTTGGCGACGGTGAAGTCGTCGAGGTCCGCGATCGTCGGTTCGTGCTCGAGGAACTCGCCGAGCTTGGCGATCGAGTGCCGGTAGAGCACGACTGACCGCGGCGAGAGATTCATCAACACCGCGTATCGGTCGAGAACGTCCGTCAATTTCATTGCAAGGCTCCGCTAAACGGCCTCGCCTCCGTGCGTGTCGGTCGGTACGATCCGCGTCGTACTGTCCCGTGTCCTGCGCCGACCGGAGGGAATCGGGATTGTACCTCACACTTGTTCAGTTACTGGACAAGTGTCAATCCCGCCCTCTCCGTTGAACTATCGGTCGGCAGTGAACAGTACGCAGAGGCGAAAGCCGATGCGCGGCGGAGGTGCGGCGTGGCAAAGGTGTCTCCCTCGGTCAGCGACTTGGTGCCCGTGTCGCAAGCGGCCGACATCGTCGGCGTTCATCCCCGCACGATTCTGAAGCGGATCGAGGAAGGGAAGCTCGTCGCTCAGCGGATGGGAGCCAGGACGCTCATGGTTCTGCGGTCCTCCGCCGAGGAGTACGCATCGACCGTCAGCAATCGGTCAAAACGCAAGCGAGCCGAGGCAGCCTCCGCTGCCACGAAGAAGCAGCAGCGGCCTACAAAAGGCCGGTGATTCGGCGTTTTTCTCGACGCCGATTTTGTGCTGTTGACAAGGGCGGATATCGGCCCTTATCCTCCCGCCACGCTTGAGGATTGAAACGTCCGCAGGCGTTTCGGTCTACCAGCAAGGGCGGGTAGCGGCCCTTACTGGACACTTTGGCAAGGATGCCCGTTTCTCCCGTGGTTTGGTGGGGGTGACCCGTTCTCGATCGCAGGTAGGATCGAACCATCTAAGTGAACGGGTGTACAGCGTTAGGGGATTCAATGGAAACGCAAGGCGGGAACGGGAGGCTCGATCAAGACCTCGTGGACATCTGCTTCGGCATCGGTCTGAGCGTGAAAACGACGGCCTGGGTGGTGCGGGATTCGGTGGATCGGGTGTGGCACGAGTGGTCGGTTCGCACCGGCCTGCCGACGCCACACGACCCGATCAGCAGCGTGATTCAACAGCGGGCGAAGGAAGTGCAAGCCGGCTGGACGGACGAGCAACGGCAACTGGCGCAGTTCGGCTGCACGGCCAGGCCCAGCAGCAAGACAGTCGAGTACCGGCAGCGTCAGAGACAGGAAGTCCATCAGCGGTGGAAGGCCACCAAAAAGGCGAAGGAACAGGAATGCCGCTCCGGCTTGATCGAAGAGAAGGCCAGTCAATCACCGTCCCCGGTGATCGTCCATCAGATGACGTTGTGGTCGTTGTCCACAGCATCAGAGGCGACCGCGTGCGGCTAGAGGTCGTGGCGAACCACGACCAAGCGATCTACAGGACCGAGCTGTTTCGACGGCTCGAGCAACAGGAGACGGGACATGGCGAGCGAAACGATGGCAGGTGATCGGGAAGCGGCCGGCGCGATCGCCGGCATGCAGGAGCTGTACGGCATGAGCCTGCCGGATCGCGGTCAGGCGATCCGCGGGATCACCGCTGGCAAGCGGTGGTCCGGCACGTGTGCCCACTCCGACGAGTTCTGGACGATCGTCGAGATCGAGCCGGAATCGTACGTGCGGGTGCCCACCACCGACATCGAGATCGAGTGACAGGACGGGCCGGGGCAAGACGCCTTCGGCACGGAGCCCGCGGAGCGGGCAGGCAGGGATGACAGCCGCCGGCGGTGGAACCGCCGGCGGATCACGGAGGCGACATGGCAGGCGAAGGCGTGATCCACGTTCAGCGCACGTTCCGGTGGATGCCGGCGCGGACGCCGGCGGCCGGATCACGCAGGCCAGCCGTGCGGCTCTGCAAGCCGAAGGCGAAGCGACGCAAGCCGGAGGCGAAGGTTCAGAAGCGGGTGCGCATTCGCCAGGAGGTGAGGCCGGGGATCGTGGCGTGGTTGCGGAGGCTCCGGCGGGTGCAGGCCCGGTTGACGCACACGGGCAACCTCTACGCCGACCCGCGGCGAGCGGGTGGCAGATCGTTGGCTGGGGATTGCTACGTCGAGGCGGCGTTGGCAGGCGATCCGCGGATCTTGCTCGACACGATCGTCGAGTCGATCTGCGAGCTGCAAGGGGTTGGCCGGGAGATCGAGGTGGTGGTTCAGCCGGCGGCGACGACGGCTTTGCCGGGGACGCCGGAGAAGGTGGAAGAGATGAGGAAGCGTCAGGAAATGTTCCAGGCGCTGCATTCGGATTGGGACGCAAAGAGGAGTTAGGGGATGGCACTGAACATTCAGAGGGGACGCCGGCACACGCCGGTACGGGCGGTGATCTACGGGACGGAAGGCATCGGGAAATCGACGCTGGCAGCGGCTTTCCCGTCGCCGGTGATCCTCGACACGGAAGAAGGGACTCATCACCTCGACGTGGCCCGCGTGTCGATCGGCTCCTGGGAGGAGCTGCGGGCGGCGGTGGCCGAGATTGGCAGCAAGCCCAGCGAGTTTCGCACGGTCGTCATCGACTCGGCGGATTGGGCGGAACGGCTGCTGACTGAACAACTGCTGCGAGAGAACAAGTGGGCCAGCATCGAGTCCGCCGGATACGGCAAGGGATTCACGATGCTTGCCGAGGCGTTCGGCCGGTTCCTGACGCAGTGCGACGCCTTGATCGGCGTCGGGCTCAACGTGGCGTTTGTCGCTCACAGCAAGGTGCAGCGGACCTCGCCGCCGGACATGGCCGACGGCTTCGACCGCTACGAGCTGAAGCTGACGAAGCAGACCGCGCCGTTGCTGAAAGAGTGGTGCGACTTGCTCGCCTTCTGCAACTACAAGACCACGGTCAGCGAGGGCAGCGACGGCCGGAAGAAGGCCACCGGCGGCAAGCGTCGGTTGATGCACCTCGAGCGGGCCGCGGCGTGGGACGCCAAGAACAGGTACGGCCTCGACGCCGAGCTGCCCATGACGATCGAGTCGTTGGCCCCGATCTTTGCCGAGCCGGCCCGCCGGCCCGGCTGGCGGGACCGTGTCGCCGCGGCCACCACGCTTGAGGAGCTGGGCCGGATCGGTGACGACGCGGACCAGGCGGTGAGCGACGGGAAGCTGTCCGACGAGCTGCGGGCGAAGCTGGACGATGCGATCGAGGCCCGTGTTTCCCAGATCGAAGGAGTCGTGGCATGAAGCTTTTCCAAGCGTCGGTCTTCGAGCAGATCCGCAGCGACGGCGTCTTTCTGCACCTCAGCACGGCGGAGGCCGTGGATGTGAACGGCAAGTTGTACGCCGAGGTGGCGGGCAATTTGTACGCCGCTGACTCCACGCCGCGGTGGTACGAGACGGAAGCTGCGGCCCGCGAAGAGGCCGCGGAGAAGGTGGCTGTGATGGCGGCGGCGCTGACCGCCCAGGCGGTGCGCATTCGGGAAGGAGGCCGGTGATGTCAGAGGAGCAAACGGCCAAGGCTCTCATGCACGCCGAGCGAGTCCGCGAGCGGCTTGAGACTTACGGCCGCAAGCCGCTCGTCCCACAGATCGGCGAGACGGCGTGCAGGGTCCACGCCCCGCACATCGTCGAGCTGTGCCGCGAGGTGGTCGAGCGGTGGTATCAGTCGTCCGCGACGCCGCAGCCGGTGTCGATGGCGATCATCCGACTGCGGGACGAACTGATGGACATCGCACTTCAGGAGGTGAGGGCATGACGTTCAGAGACGGGATCGGCCGCGACCTCGAGGCGAAGCGGCAGGCGGCACGCGGTGCGGAACAGGAACGGCAGGTGCAGCGGATCTCCGACCTCGTGCCGCTCGCACGAACGGGGCAGATCAGCCCGGCGAAGTTCCTTCAGATCACGCGGGACATTTTGAACGGTGACGCCGACCGCGTGGTGCGAGTCGGTGAGGAGTACAGGCCAGACATTCAGACCGGAGAGCAGCGATGAGGGTTCACGACTTTGGCGACGGGTTCGATGCGGCGACGGCTGGCGGTGCGCCGGCCGGCGAACGCGAGATGCTGCCGGACGGCACTCACGGCGTGACGATCAAGGAAGCGAGCGAGGGGCCGCACAAGTTTGCCGAGAACAACCCCGGCGACTTCCTGCATTTGACGCTGGCCCCGAACGGGTCGTACGGATTCGTCTGGGTGTCGCTCGGATCGTCGGCGAAGGACAAGGCGCAGGCCGGGCTCCTGGCGACGGCTCTCGGCTACACGCCGGACGGCTGGGCCGACGCCGATCCGTCGGAGCTTGTCGGCCGTGAGCTGCGGGTGACGACGAAGCAGGTGACGCTGAAGAGCGGCAAGACCCGCGTCTTCGTCAACGACTATCTGCCGGCGGTCGCTGCGGCACCGGAGAAGAAGCCAGCCGCCAGGACGCCGGCGGCGAAGGTCGCCGCCGCTCGAGGCGACGAGGCCGGCGGCGGGGATGACATTCCCTTTTAGGTCTACCCGGCCCGCCCTGGCCGCGCCTCACACGGTGGCGCAATGGGCTCGTGAGCCGGACGAGCGACGCGGAAACTTGCCCGCACATCACCGGCGATCGTGGGGCAGCGAACATTTCCCGCAGGCTGCCACGACAACCACTCACGTGACAGGCACGGAGGCCGATCGACGCGGCCGGGGTGGGATCAGAAACGGAGTTCACATGGCACGGCTGGTCGTCATCGAAGTGCTCGGAGGCCCGCTCGACGGGAAGCGTGTGCCTTGG